CCGGTTTGTACATACAAATCCTCCTTCAACTAAAAAAACTCCCATCCCGAAACGGGACGAGAGCAAAGCTGTCGTGTGACCACCCATTACGGCATACCAACATATGCGGCTCATCTAACGGTGAGCAGCCGGTGGAGCCTACTGTCAGTTCGGTCCACAGCTCCGAAGGGATGTTCTCTGCAATGCTACCGGCATCGGGCTTACACCGTCCCCGACTCGCTGAGGCTTTTGCAAAAGCAGATACTGTCTTCATCACAGCCTATCATATAATAAGTACAAAGGTATTATAACATAGGCTTTTCAAAAGTCAACCACTTTTGTACCGCGTAAAATGCAAAAAAATCGAAAAATACTCTTGACAATCCCCAAAGCGTGTGGTATGATACGATACGTCGCCGAAAGGGGACACAATATGGGGGTATAGCTCAGCTGGGAGAGCGCTTGAATGGCATTCAAGAGGTCAGCGGTTCGATCCCGCTTATCTCCACCACGGTTTGTTAGGTGATGACCCGCAAAGCCTTATGTATCAAGGTTTTGCGGGTTTTCTCTATTCTCAAAAATTTTCTAAAATGCGGACGAATTTTTTCTTATGACCACCACTGTGACCACCAAAAAAGGGACATCCTGCGTTTTAGGATGCCCCCTTTTTGTTTACTCGGAGACTGTCTCCGCTACATTTTCTTTGCTGAAGGCGTTGTTGAACTCAGCCACGGCTGCTTCAATCAGCATCTTCAACTCAAACTCGGTGATGGTGATGCCTTTAGTGGAAAGCATTTCGGAAGCAGCTTCCAAAGCGGCATCGAGTTTTTCCTCGCCGTGCAGGTCTTTGTACATCTGCTCGACACCTTGTACCACTGTCTTGACCACATCCTTCTTGGTTTGGTCATTGATGTACTTGGTGTACAGGCTTTTCAGTGCCACGCCTACATAGCCTGCAATAGCAGTCAGCACTGCGTAAATGATGGTGGTGCCGTACTCGTTGACGAAATCTACGAACATAGTTACTCCTCCTTATTTGTTGGGAATCTTGATTTTCTGACCGACATAAACGGTAGCATCCTTCATACCGTTCAGTTTCATGATCTCCGTGTAGCGACTGCCTGCACCGAGATATGTCTTCGCCAGTGTCCACAGGCGAGTGGACTTATCCGCCGTGATGATGCACTGGTAGTCCTTCGTCTCGGTAGGTTTGGACGCAGGAGCAGACGCTCCAATGTCTTTGGCATCCACCCATCCGTAGACAGTAGATCCACCGCCCGAAACTCTCACGAGGTGATAAGGGTGCTTGCCGTTATATGTAGCGGTTACCTTCGCCTTGCCGGGTTTGCAAGCCTTGCCCTTCGTTGCATTGGCACTGGTATAGTGCGTATTGCCCTTAAAGGTAACCACATCTCCAACCTTGACAGTCTTTGTCTCGGTCTTGACTACAGTCTTCACATCATAGGTGGGTCTGCCATAGCCTGCGATACGGCTGTAAGAGATGGCATACTTCTTCTCACGGACACAGCCACCATTCGCCACAACTCCCGATGCGGAAGAGGTGTTGCCCTCGATGGTGTACACATACTTATCATCCACATCGACAACGATACCAGTATGCACGATGTCTCCACCAGAATCCTTGAAGAAAATCTGATCCCCAACTTTGGGATAAGTGTAGAACTGTTTCTTGTCCTTGTAGTATCTCATGGAGTATACGCATCCAGCTCCAAGAGACTTTGCAGGCTGACACAGGAGTTTCTTGGCATTATCCACGCCGTATGCTTTTACGAAGCACCAGTCGGTGAACACATCGCACCAAGCATATCCGTTCTTACGGCCATTATAGAAGCCTGCAACATTGTCGAGGTCACGAGCGTACTTGGTGTAGTTTTTGCTCCCTGCGTTTTCCGTCTTGCTATCCAGATTGCTGTTACTGGCTTTTTCGAGATAGCCTTCTTCCGCCCTTGCAATCTTTATAACATCATCAACATAACAAGCCATTGTCATACCTCCTTTATTGTTTCGGCTTGTGATAGCCTTTGAGTTCTTGGATGTCATTGCACATAGTCTTGATTTGATTCTCGACCACTGGCATCCGTTTTGCGAAGTTATTATGTTCTCGAACTTCCCTCGTCAACTCGGTTATCTTCTCTTCCGTCACAGCTTGATTAATACTGATACTATGCTCTGTCTTCTTTGCAGCGGACATGCTTGTAACCACAGTTCCAAATAGTGCAAGACCGCCAGAAATCAACGCAACAATTACCGCCTCCGTCACTTTATCATCACCACCTTAAATGTCCGTTACACCGTCATTGGTGCTGTTTTGTGGAATCATATCTGCGAACGCAACTTCGCGCCATATTTTCCCATCGTTGTTCATATACCACCCGTCAGCGCTGTTCGCACCAGCACCGCCGCGTCTTATACTGATAACACCCGTGGTCGATGAAAAAAACATTTGGTAGCACTCGCCTGTGCCATAGCACAGATTGAACAAGAAACCATAATCTGTCGGCTGTTCTTTAAGGTTTCCACCACCAGATATCCACCAATAGCCGCTTCCTTGTTGCGCCCAAAATTGTCTTGTGTCTTTGTCCAAGGACGGAAGCGGGTTTGCGCCACGATATAACGATGCGGCAGGGCCGGCGTCACCTTTATCGCCCTTATCACCCTTGTCGCCTTTGTCACCTTTTTCACCTTGGATGCCTTGCTTCCCTTTGATGCTGATAGGCGGTGGATTTTCCAATCCCTTGTCATTTGTCCAAGACAGGATGCCATCTTCGGATATGTGAGGGGTGAAAGTTCCGCCATCCTCGCCAATGATGATTTCGCCTGCTCCCCCAACAACAAACGGAAGTTTGACAAATGTACCGCTTTTAGTTCTTGCATATACCACAGCCATTTGTATCACTCCTTTATGGCTTAAATATTAGGGAGGTTATGTTTGCAGCGCCGTAGAAATTGATGTATGTTCCAGCCTCTGGGACAACGGCGTTATTTTCTCCAAAAATCGATTTTACCCCCGCCGTTGGAAAACTAAGCATCATACCACTCGACAAATACACCATCGCATAGTCGCTTTGGTTGAACCCCTGTGCTTTCCAACACTCCTTAACGGCGCTTGTGTCATTATCCCATCCCATTGCATAAGCGCCAGTAAAATCCTCGGCAGAAAACACCTTGTCTGTTACTTTGTAGTTCGTAGTACCATTAAATGTAAAAGAAACATCGGAAGAGGTTGTGCTATCACAAGCAAAGCACCAGCCATCGGAAGGGTTGTTTTTCTCTCTCGCCGCAGCAGCCATACCATCGGGGAAATCCAATTTTCCCTCTGCACCGCTGCTTTCACGGATAGCATCAGCAACAGTTTTGAGGTCAGCATCCAGTTGGTCGGCATCAACAAGTTTGTAATTCGCCATCAGTATGCACCGCCTTCCCAAGTCGGCAGGGCATCAAGCACACCTTGCACAAGTTCCTGCTTGCTGTAAGTCAACGGAGTCCAAGTGCTGACCCAAGTGTTACTAACGCCCGCTGTGCGGATGAAAACTTTCTGCGTGATGGGCGCAAACACCGCTTGGAAAACATAACCGGAAGCAGGCATATTGAGGATTGTACCCATAAAGAAAGTGCCGCCGTCCACGATGTTGGCTTGTCCTGCTCCAGTAATCTCCCAAGTACCAGCACCGAGATTGCGCCAAAAATTGGGCGTATCGTCTGCAAGGCTTGGCACGGGGTCAGTACCCTTGAACATAGCGGAGTTGATAGCCTCCGTGATAACCTTGTTTTGCACGGGGTTTGTGGAGTCAAGGCTCAACGCTTCGTCAATGACAATATCGTTGCCGCCTTCTCCCAAGCCGAGGTTGGCTTTTGCCTGCGCCTTTTGCTCGTCTGTCAACTCTTGGGGAGAACACAGAACGGCAACATCTGCTTCACCGTTTAGGTCAATCCACAACTTTGTGTTGGGGTCGGGATGCTCGATTGGCTCGGTATAGTCGATATGAATCATCTCCCCAACCATCTCACGCCCGACAACATAGTCAGCCTTCTTGGGGTCTGTTTGATTGAGGTTGGCACGGGGCATAGAGGTGCCTACGGTGTTACCTTTTATCTTCATAATGCCACCTCCGTAACGGTTGCTTGGATGGTGTAATCCTGTGTGGGTTTATCACCTACCGCAAAGACAGTTACAACGCCGTCATCGTTTTCAGTAGAGAAGGCGATGTCTTTATCGTGGAAGATTTCAAGCTGCGCCACGCTCGGCTGAAGGTCAACCTTGCTACGCTCTGTCACACCTTCGATGGTAACAATCTGTGTATATGGACTTTCAGATCCTTCCCAGTTCGATGCAAGAAGAACAACACTTGCAAGTCTTATGGGTGCAATCGAATTAACAGACTGAGTCACCAGTGTTGCGTTAAGCGATGGTCTGCCACCTAATTGAGCCTTGATTGACATTACAACACCGCCTTACTCGTGCTTTCTTGCACTCTGATTTCTCCAAGGGATACACCCTCGACATCGCCGTTTGGAAATGCAACACGCACCTGTGCAGAAACATAAGTTGACGGAAGGCTTAGTGTTTCTTTTTGCGTGATGGGGAAGACCCAATTGCCGTCAGCAAATGACAACTCACCGCTTTTATGTGTTTTTCTAAGAGAACCGATGGAAATCTCCACATCGGAAACATCGCTTGATGTAATTACGCTACCATCAGATTTGAGGATCTCAACTCGAATTCCGTAAGAATCTCCCTGCATCATACTTCTCATCCCCCTAACTCAAGATAATATTAACACAAGAGGGGTGGCTCGCTAAAGCCACCCCTCTTTGGTTTAAGTTACTCTATAAGCCACTTGTCAATGTCTTTTGATTTCTCGTATCTGTTCTTACCAAGGAGAGTATATGCGTTCAAGAGATAACCCTTGATGTTGGCTCTCTCGGCATTGGACATCTCTTTGTACAGAGGCTTAAAGTACGATGTGATTTGCGATGCCAGAGTCTTGGCTTCCACGCCGTGGTCGGTGTACCGATTGATGGTAGCCTTGAGATTTCTGCCAGACTCTACAGCGGTGTAGAACTCGCCATACTTATCGTATCCCTCGGTAGAGCTGTGTTGTTTAGCATAGTCCCATCTATCAAATTGCCAGTAGACATCATCTTCGTCCATATCGAAATGATTCACCAAAGCATTGCGGACAGATGGCTCGGAAAGTTCTCCGTCTCTATAGGCTTTGCCAAGTTGGGTTTTGAGTGTATCCAGCTCCACTCCGTTGTCGATGTACTGCTTAATCACGGTCCCGGCATTGCCGTTCTTCACTCCGTTGATGAAGTCATCGTACTTATCGTAGTCCTCCGTAGAGCCTGCCTCGATAGCATATCCCCATCTATCCAACTGCCAATATGCCTTGTCTTCGGACATACCTGCGTAGGACACAAGGTAATTGATTGCCGTAGAGGAATCAATCTCTCCTGCGGTGAAGCGGTCTTTGATTGCCGTCTTTAGAGCATTGATGGCTTTTTCTTCGTCACCATATCTCTCTTTGTATCGTGCAACCTCGTCCGCATCTCCATCAATAGAAGCCTGCAAGAACTTGTCCTTGTCTGGTGCATCATCCGTTCTGTGGATAAGCAGGTTGGGGTCTGCCTCTCCTGCTGTGCTATTCCAGATAGCAACCACATCTCGCATTGCATTGCCAAGAGGAATGCCAGTGTTGGTGGATACCGCTTGTGCAATTTTGTAGATAGTTCCGTACACCGTGTAGTAACTCTCGTCACCCTTCACGATGAGATCTTTCAAAGCCTTGAGAGCATCTACCGCATCGGTCAAGTACGATACATCAAGTCGCTCCGGCTCAAACCACGGCTCACCAGTGATAAGGCTTACAAGAGCATTGGCACTATCCGCAATCATCGGAATAGAGGTCAAGATATTGACATTGTCGAGGAAGTTCTTGGGGATAGCCGTGAGGAACTTGTCGATGAACTCCTCGTCTTCGTCATCATCTCTAACGGCATCAAACAAACTCTCCATAATGCTTGCAAGAGCCTGTGTGGCAATGTATGCCTCCATCACACGGACGATTCTCTTGCCGTGCTTTTTGAAGACAATCTTCTTGGAGAACCCTCTCTTGACATCGGCACGGAACTGCTCCTCGGCATCGAGCAACATATTGTAGGACAAAGTAGGCTCGGACATAAACGATGTGAGCATCTGCGAGAACCCGGTCTTGTTCCGCATAATTTGAGAACGAGTGAGTGTGCTATCCACAACTTGGGATGCATACACAACCTCTCGCAATCTCTTGCCGACCTCGATGTTGAACTCCTCTGTTCCTTTTTGCAGTTTGCCCTCTTGAAGAACCATGTACTCACAAGCATTCCACAAGTAGCCAAGTGTGATAGCATCGCCCATTTCAGCACCCTTTAGGGATGCATTGACAATCTTATCGGTCACAGTATCATCACCACGAATCTGTGCCTCCACAGACTTGTTGATGTTGGTATCGTAGAATCCGAAAGACTTCCACAGGGCAATACCGCAATACTTTTTGGCTTTTGCAATTTGAGGCTTATGGAGCATAGCCGTAGCCAAAGCCTTGCGAGGAAGAACAGCCTCCGCTCTCACATAGGATGTCGGCTGAAGGAATGCCACACGAAGGTTAGCTGCAACCGCAGCCACTTTGGCTTTTCTCATCATACCCATCGCAAAGGTGTTTTCTCTTGTACCATTTCCTCTGCCGTTGATGTCCTTAATAAGATTGATGAGGTAGGAGTTTGCAACCTTGCCGTATGCCTTTTCCAAAGAGCCTCGCACCGACTTGAGGAATATCTGCCCCTTATCGTTGGTTGTCTTCTCGCTATAGTTCAGCCACTTCATTGTATCGAGCAAAGCAAAGCCATATGCGTTCAACTTTGCCATATCCGATGCGTGATTTGCAAACACATCGAAGATGTTGCGAACTACGATTTGGTTGTTTGCTCCCTCGGTGAGAGGCTTGGTAGCAGAGATGTTCAGCAGACGGAACAGGTCGGTGGCTTGTGCATCCGGGTCTTTCAGCGGTCTCGACTTATCGTTGGTCTCAATGGGGAAGTATTTCGGCTCGGTGAACATATTCTCCAAGAACCGCTTGTAGGAAACCTCGTTGCCCCACTTTGCACATTCGGTAGACATAAACCCTTGAATGGCTTTTGCCACCTCGATTTGTCTATCGTTAAGTGTACCGATGATAGCCTTGATATCCTCGATGTCGAGTTCGGTCTCGCTATCGACTCTTTCAACGCCATTCTTCTTCTCGCCAACGATGACGATACCGCCACCCATAAAGTGACCGATGGCATGGTCTCGCTGATACAAGCAGTAGATCGACATCGCATCCGCCGTGGAGAGACGGATGGTGTTTCCGTTGGGCAGAGTCAAATCGTGGTAGTCCTCGCTCCATGCTTTGGATTCCTTGTCCGTGAAGGACTTCTTCTTGAACTCAAAGATTTCGTTGGACAAGAATGCGAGTTTGTCTTGAGCATCCATCAGTTCCTCAAACACAGATTCGCCAGCACTACCGAACCGCTTGAACACATAGTACGGAAGACCATTTTCCCACGCAAGGAAGTTGACAGCACCACGGAATCTTTCGCCTCGCTTGCCCAACTCATCAACGGATTGGACCGTACTCTCGCCAAGCATTTGGCTGTTGGCAAACCGATAGTTTGCGTAGAGTTGGGTCATCTCTTTGATGGCGTGTCGCAGAGTGCGGATGATTTTGGCAAGGGACTTCATCTCATCGGATGTCATCTCGTTCATAACATACTTGCCTGTGGGGATAATCTTCTTGATGCTTTCTGCCATAATGCGGATGTTCTCAACGAAGTTCTGCGGAAGGTCAAGGTAGCCTTCATCGAACTGAACCTGGTTGTCCTCTGCACTTGGGTCTTGTGCTTTTGTGATTTTGCTGATTGCGGTGGCAAGGCTGTCCATAGAGGATGCAATCCGAAGGTCATTTTGCGTTTCCGCACCGCCTCTGCTCAACCTCTTGGAATCCATGTTGATGCTCTCAATGAACTCGGCAAAAGGAACTCGCAGGATATCGGGACACTTCACATCGTTCTTGGACGGAGCGGTCAGCCACTTGGATGTATCGAGGATGAGTTTTTGAAGTTTTGCCCTCTGCATCGTTTTCTCATGGCTTTCCTTGCGAGCATCGATGTACAGTTTGTTGATCTCCTTCATCCGCTCTTTTTCTCTCTTCGTAGAGAGAGCCTTTTCTCTTTCAAGGACGGCTTTCATAGGAGCGGTGGCTTCAAGGTTGAACAACTGCTTATCGATAATGTTGATGCGATTTGCGGTCTTGTTAGCCTCTTCTTGCAGCTTACGAAGAGCATCCATATCACGGCTACCCTTGGCAAAGGACATCTCCCTAATCTGCTTACGCAGTTCTGCAAGTTTGCTCTGCTCGGCTTCGATTTGGTCAATCTTTGCCCGGTACTGCTCAAGTTTGGTTCGCTCGATATCGTTCTCTGCCAACCCTTCAAGAGCATCTGCAAGGCTTTCTCGCTTGGAGAAGCGGACACCGCTTTTCGGCTCGTTAGCAAAAAGGTCGCTAACTGCATCGGCATATCGTTTTGACAGCGGTAGCATACCATAAAGCAAGAAATCTGTGCCGTGACGATATTGACCAAAGTCTTGACCTTTCAATGACATAAACTCGATAGGCTTTGTGTGATGCCTATCATCGTTGTGTGCATCGATAATGACAGGAACTTTCCCTATGCCAGCCTCCGACAACGCAAGCATTCTGTGTCTTCCTTCGTGACCAACGATTTGACCATCCTCAAAGTCTACCGTTAGATGGATGGGTTGTGTTTCGTTACGAAGCCTGTCGATATCCAACGAGCCAGCCTCTTTCTTGAGTTGCTCACGAAACTCTGCGGATGTGGTTGTAGCATAAATAAAGTCAAGTGGGTCTACCCAAGTAATATAGGACTTGGCATAGTCAATGACAGTATCGGAAGAAGATGTTCTTACCTCTCTTGCGATTCTATCGTCCGTGTAGGTAGCATAGCCGCTAAGATATCTGGAAGAGCCAGCATAAGTCTTTAGTATACCGACAACCTTGTTGGCAACATCGATATCTCCTTCGCTCATGCCCTCGGTGCTGAATGTGGCTCTCCTGGAATATAATTTTTCCCCAGAGGTATTGACATCATTGGAATTTTGTGGTACTCTCTCGTTGAGAGCAGTCCCAGTAGGCACTTCGGGTGTTTGGGTCAGGGCGTTTGCATTGACCGTACTGGCTATGCTCTCATTTTTTTTGCCCTTATACATAGTCTGCACAAACAAGTCAAGGCTTGATGCACCGCTATCTACCGCAAACACCGTAATAATCCGTCCGTCAACCTCTTTCTTGAAGGTTGCTGCAGGGAATTTTTTGTCGCCCCACTCATACGCCTCTTTGGTTATGTTGTCTGGATTCCCAATAACATATGGGATTAGAGCAAAGTCATCAGCCACGATAGCCTCTTGCTTTTTCGGCTTTTCTTTTGCCTCGTCTCCGTGGTCTTTGAAAACCTTTCTAACATTATCCGCTCTCAATGTGACATTCTTGCCGCCGAAATCATACCCGGTGGCTTTTTTTATTGCCTCCGCAAGGGTATCATCCACCATACCGAAGTACATCTTTGCTTTGTAGTCTTTTTCGGTCATGGCTTTGTTTACGAAGTCAAGAAGTTGCGAGGCATCTGTGTATACCACAATCTTCTTGCTTGACTTCCAACTATCTACCTGTTGTTTGCTATACTTACGGAGAGAGAATCTCACCTCACCATGAGCAATCTTATTGGCAGTTTCCATAGACAAAACCGCATCGTACTGCCTACCATCGTTTTTCTTTGCGAAGTTGGTGACAGTATTTACAGTAGTGTCATTGAGTGTGACAATCTGTTGCTCCAAGTATCTGCCATCGTTGCCATACATTCTGCGGTCGGTGATTTCCTTCCAGAAGAAGTCATCAATCGTATCCACGGTTCTTCTGCGATAATGGTCTTGCGGGTTGTCATTCGTGCCGTTTGCATAAGCGAGGTCTGTGAGGACTACCCTTTGCCCATTTTGGTCATAGCCGTTGGTCTTGATGAGAATACCGTTGGAAGGTCTCAACCCGGAGAAACGATGTAAGAAACCAAGGTCTTCGCAATACTCAAGGTAGTCACGGACAATCTTCCCGGACTCATCGTAGGTAACCTCTTTGTCCCAAAACTCATTGGGGAAGATTTGCGATTCCACCTTGCTCTTGGCTACCTTAACTCCATCCCACTCACCGCCATAGAACTTGTCATAGAGAGCAGACAAGAATCTGTTCCCACGGACAACATCCATATTCGGATTGCTGCGAGTAAGGATGTCAAGACGAGCCTTTCGCACATCTTTGATATGGGCGATTTCTTCCTCGGTTTTGCCAAGCCACAGCAGAACTTCATCGGACAGCACCTTATCGGATTGCGTGGTGCTATAGTCGGTGCTTCTCACGAAGGTGGCTTTCTTCATTGCCTTGTCTTGAGCCATACGGAACGCAGTAACAAGTTCAGCCTTACCACCAGATGCGTGATACGGAATAACAAAGTCACGATTTCGGTCTGCGTTCAATGTGTGAATGTGGTTATCGTTGACACCGATAGTAATTGTGCCTGCGGTTTCGTGCTTCTCTCTGTTTTTGTAAGCCACCGAAGGATTCATACCGCCGACTTTGGTGTCGATGATTTTTCCATTCGCATCAAGTCCACCGCCAAGGGGCATAAGGCTTTGGTTAATAGAGAAACCCCAAGCATTGAAAGCAGGAACGGCACCGTCAACTTTGGTATACACTTGCACCATTCCGTGCATGGCTTGCATCTCCAATGCCGCCAACAGATAGTCGCTTGCGTTCTCATATCGAGCATCGGATGTGGATTGGAATCTCTGCCCACCCAAGAAGGATTGAATCTTTTGCTTGATTCTTGCTCTGTCAAGGATGTTCTTTGCGGATTTATCCATCATTCCGTGTTGAGAAAGGAACGGATTGCTGAGTTTACCTGCCGCCTTATCTTTGATGGTTTTGTTGGTGTTGTTGGTAGTGAGAATTCCCTCGCCAAGAACAGCCTCCGCATAGGGGGTGATGGCTTTACCATATCCTGCACCTTGAGTGGTTCTAAATGCCCAAGCCTCTTTGTACTTGGAGGCAAATTCCTCGCCCTTTGTGAGGTCAAACAGAACCTTTTCATCCACCCAATAATTGGGGTTGACTTTGGCATTTTTCTTTGGGTTGCCATTGGCATCCAACGGATTCTCCGCAAAGTACACACCATCCAACCAGGACATAGCCTTAACTGTGGTCATCATAGTCTCAAGGGATTCCAACTTTTTGCGGTCGGCATCTTTGACCTTCTCACCCTGGTTGTCAGCCTTTTCGACCTTCTCCTTGAGTTTTGCCCACTCGCTTGTCACTTTTTTCGCCAAAGCACCTTTTGCTTTACCGAAGGTGATGCCTTGCTCTGCAGCATAGGCACTTACCTTGGCATACATCTCCGCATAACTTTCAGCAGCTTTGGTTGCACCAAGTTTCTTGAAGGTGGTTTGGTATGTGTAGATGTTATCGAGAAGACCACCGATGCCAATCCAACGAGAGAACACATAGCACTCCGGGCAAGGAACAGGGTTGCCGGATGCAAACACCTCTTGGTAAATTGCAAGGATTTCCTCGCTTTTCAAGCCTCTCTTCAACTTAACCATTTTGGCACTCATCGCATCGATGACCGCCTGCGTTTTCGTGCAGATAGAGGGGAAGTCATAGGTTGTGCCGTACTGCTTGTCGGCATTGGCTTTCATACCTGTGAAAACAGCAGACCCAACGAACTGCATCGTCATAGAGAAGTCATTGGTTTGACAACACATCGTGCAAATATCCGCAAACATTTTCTTTTGGCGATACGCCAGTTTCTTCGCATCTTCACCTTTTCCAAGGTCACCCTTTTCAAGGGAGTAGTTAATCATCGCACCAATGGGTGAAATCTCGATGTCTTCAACCGTGACCTCGTTGACCTTTTGCCCATTGCGAGTCCACATACGAACTCCGTCTTGCTCAACGGCTACAAACCCAGCCGCTTCTGCAAGGGAACGATAAGAATGTCTTACGGCATCGCTTACCTCGATAATATCTGTGGTTGCTTCACCAAGCCATTGGCGAGTATCCACAGTTTTTGCGAATGTGTCAAAGAACGCATTCTCCAACTCTTGTGCGAGTTGCTCAGATGCCATCTTCATTTCGTGCATTCGGTTACCTGCAAAAGAGTCTGCATCGATATCCTTGAACAGATTACGCAACCAGTTGATGAACTTTTGCACGATTCTCTTGATAGCATTAGCCGTCTCGGAATCGGTTTCCTCAAGTTGTGCGATTCGCTCCATAAGGTTGCCATCGGTGAGGAATCTCTCGCAGAAGTTAGCCATAACCTCTTCGTAGGCAATCTCCCAAGAGAGGTCTTCGTCAGCCATTTTCTGCTTGATGAGTTCCGACATCGTGGGATCATCCGCAGAGCGATTCTCGTTGTATCGTTTAGCGAGGAGTTCTGCGAACCTCTTCCACTCGGCAGGGGATTGCCGTTTCATATCGTGGACGAGTTCGTGAGCCAAGGTATACACCATCAGCGAATGCACACCAGCACCTGCATTGAGGTCGATATGGATAGACCCATCGCTCAAACGATAGAAGCCGTTGTCCGCAGGTTCGCCCCGGTCATCCACCCACTTTCCGTTTTCAAGGTGAGACTCAAAGACATGGATTTCGTAGCCAAGATTGGCAAGTCTTTTAGCCACAGCAAAGCCTGCGTTTTGGTGGGCGGTTTTCTTCTTGATTTTGGCATCATCGAAGTGTACCTCGCCTTTGGTTTTGGCTTTACCGATTTCCTTGCGTTCTGCAACGGCTTTGTCGATGCGTTCTTGCTGTGTGTCTACCTTGTATTTCTCTGCAATAGCACCGTTCTTGTAAGCCGATTGCATAACCGCAGGATTGAGTTGAGATGCAAAGTGGCTTGTGGCAAGTTCATCCTCAAGACCAACTCGACCATACTGCACCGCCTCGGCATATCCGATAGCATACTGTTGAGCCGCAGGCATACCATTGGCATCAAAGTCAGCCTCGTTAAAGCCGTTCTTGTACACCTCAAACATAGAGGGGTCAAGTCCCATTTGGACGAAAGACTCATACAGGATAGCATCGCTTTGAGATGCATACTCTACATCACGAGAGGATACCACGCTTTCGTTGCCTTCGGCATCAACCACCTTGAGGTAAGGGACACCGAATGTCTTGCCATCGGCTTTTTCCATCTTGATTTCGGCAATACCATTTATGCTGACCTCGTCACCATTGGAAACGAGTTTCGACTTGCCGTCCTCAGATGTGCTTATTTTGCCGTTTAAGACGCTTTTTACGGTGGTGGCAACACTACCCTCGGCTTTTGCTTTGTCGGTGTTTTGGGCAGTCCTCGCTGAAGTTTCAGTGGTTGCTATTCCGACTCTGCCGAGACTATGTTTAAGGTTTCGGATGTTTACGGAGGAATTCTCGTTGGTGACAATGCTGCGAAGTATGCTGTAGGCATTATCGTCACCAGTGATTTTCTTCCATTGCTTATCCGTTCCAAGAAAGAACGGGGACTGGCCTTTGTAATACTCGTTGTTCATCTCAACAAGGGCATCGGCATAAGCCTTTGCCTTGCCCTTGGATACACCCTTCTCGATAAGTGCATTGGTAATGTCGGCTCTGTTTTGCTCCATGCGGACAGAGTCCACCTCAAAGGAGAGCTTACCCACATTTTTGGCGTTCTTCTTAGTAACATCATGCGTCACTTTATTAGACAACTCCGTGATGCTGCTGTTGGACACGCCTGCCACATCGTTTGCGAGAGCTTTGAGAGCGTCTACACCGCCATTGGACATAACACGGCTACCTTCTGCGGTTGCTTTTTGGTTGTAGTCGTGTGCGCCGTAAGCATTACCGACAACGCCAAACCCAAAACCCATAAGCGCACCGCTCGCGCCAGACTCGACAACCTGTATTGCCGTTTCTTTTGCGACTTGCATCTTTGCATCAGACTCGCTCATACCTTGAGCCATATACTGGCGTATTGATGTTTCAATCTGGGAGAAGTCGGCGTTTATGAAATAGTCATACGCTATGTTAGCAAGCTCTGTTGCAGTTTCCTCTGTCGCATTGGTCAACATTGACTTGGCGATATTTTTGGCATAATCCTTAAGGCCAGAAACGGGGGTGTCCTTCAAGGCGCGGAATTTGCTTATAGACCAAGTCTCAAAGGCACACTCAAACACGCCTGCGAAAAAGCCGTTCCAAAACGCTTGCGGTTGGCTCATACCTCGGTCGAGCGCATCGTTAGTGGCTTGACCTGCGGCTGAAAGGCCTTGAACAACACCGCCTAATTTACCGAACATCATTGATGATGCCGCACTATCAGCCATAGACATACCTGTGTTGTACAAAAACGCACCCGCATCCCAGTTGCCTATTTCCCACTCGACCTGCTTTGAGACTTCACTGCGAATGGAAGAACTAAGTTGAGAAGCCGAATTGTATTGTTCTTCGCCCGTTACCAGGTAGTCAACAGCATCAGCAATATACTCTACACCGCCAGCTATATTGACAGGAACAGACAACACGCTTCCCCAAAAAGGATGCTCTTCACCAAGTTCTGAGCCGAGCCGAGCATACTTGCGCTGCTTAATCGCTTCTGTTTTAGGCTCTACCCACGCGTAAGCTGCTTCGGCACCTTGAGTATTGTATATGTACGAAAAGACAGCTTTCTCCTTGTCTGTCATATCCTGCATATACCAAAAATGATTTCCCAAGTCGCCAAGTTCCTTGATTTCTCCATAGAGGTTGTCGACAGCATCAACGCCGTATTTTTTGCTGATGTATTCCCTCTTGGCTTGAATATCATTGAACTGCTCTTCGGTATAGCCATCTTCAAGAGCGTATTCCAATTCGTGTGGCATCAAAGTTTGGCTCAACTGGAATATGATGTCCTCGTCAGAAACCGAACCATCACCGAATGTGTACGAACTATTGCCAAATTCAGCAGACTTTTCCTCCCAATCTGGCTTTGCCGACAGTTGGTCATACTCAGCCTCTGCCTTTTTGAGTTCATACAAACTTTTCCAAGTGACATTTTGGCCATCGGGTGTAGTATACGCAATCCTGCCTTCATCAGAGTCTTCGCCCACCAACATACGAGTATAGAGTTCGCCAAGCGACATGTTGGTTGAGTTGTAATGATTCTCGCCGTAGAACTGCTTGTAGTAATCGTTGACCCCGTCAATCTGAGACCTAACCGCTCGAAGGTAGTCTGTTAACTGGTTATAACTGAACAGGAGATCATCATAGTTCGCAATCTCGTCCTTGTGAGTACGCAGGTATCCATACACATCCTCAGACTCGTCCAACAAGGATTTGACGGTGTTTTTGTATTCTGCTCCATAGTCGGTGGTGTATTTAGAGGTGTCTCCGGGTTTGTAGTTTTTTGAGAGGTCTTGTGCCTTCGTAATCCAGTTATTGACGGAGTCTGCACTCAACCCTTCACCGCCATACCTTTTTTCCAGTTTGTCCCTATATGAGCCGTACTTTTCTTCCAACTTATTTCTCTTGGAAGAAAATTCACCTGTGGAGACAGTTCCACTAACACCACCCGTACCTGTTGAGGTTATACTTGGTTTCTTTTCCTCCTCTTTGTCCTTTTTGTACTTTTTCTCGAGTTTGGACTTGTAGTCATTATAAGAAGCCATGCTGTTACCTCCTTAATATGTGTAGTGACCTCCAGAAGAGGACGGAACAAATCTCTTTTTAAGGTCATCGAAACCCGCCTTGGTTATATAACCGTCTTTATAAGCACTGCGGATATAGTTGGAAATCTCACTTCGGGACGCTCCAGCTGCGATGAATGCGTTGCAATCATCAAAGATAGAACTGTACGAAGGCGTTTTGGGAGGCTTGGTGTCATCGATAGGAGGCTTGGTATCGTCCCCACCGCCATTGTTGCCACCATTGTTACCGCCACCATTACCGCCAGTGGTTGGGTGCTTAAGGTCAAACTGGCGTTGAGCCTCATCGAACTTCTTCTTCCACTGGTCATCAGCAATGGAGTTGCGATGTTCGTTGTAGGCAAGGCTTCTATTGTCGGAATACTGGTCATAGTCGCGGCCATACAGCGTGTTGTACTCATTGTCTGCACGGTTCAAACCATATTGCCAGTCGGACACATTGTCACGATGTTGACCATATGCTCTTTTGTAGGCATCGGAGTACAGACCGTAGTCCCATTGCCGTTCTGCATTATACAGGTCGGTGTAGTAGCCACGCTCGGTGTTGTAGTCTGCCACAGAGTCTCTGTGTCTGCCGTAGTCGGTGTTCTCTCTGTCGGCAAACAGGGAATACTGGTTATAGAGATCCTCGCCTTCTCTGTTGTACTGGTTAAGGGCAAGTTGGTACAGTTCGGGGACCTTATCGTTCAACTGCTGAAGGTAGCCTTGATACGCCTGCTGACCAACACTTTGAGCATAGGAGTTGCCGTATCCGCCAGTAGCGGCGGCAGCTTGTCCCATAGTGTCCATCATAGCCATCTTGCCCTGCGTAGTGTACTGGTCTTTGTACTGCTGATACAGAGCATCCCCATTGACATCGTAGGAGAACTTCTCCCTGTTAAGGATTTTATTAAGGGTGTCATCAATGCTCTGTTGCCATTGAGACTGGTATGCGCCGGGTTTTTGCAGAGAGTTTAACTGATTTTTCGCCTGCGTGACGGAGTCGCTCTCCACATAATCTGCGTACTGGAAATCACTCGGCTTCTGCGACTCAAGTTCTTTCCGTTTCTTGTCGGCGGCAGATGTTGCACTGCCAACCTTGAAATCTTGATAAGACCATGCCATATAATCATCCTCCCCTAAAGGTTGTTACTTCCACATCCCGTGGATACTATATAGAACATTCACATTGATACCTGTTGCTGAAGTGGGTCTACACAACAATACAGACGGTGCCGTGGTGGTTGTCGCTTGCCCAGATGATGCCACTAAGAATGCATTTGATGAAGCCGTTGTTCCTTTTTCTACGCCTATATGACACACTGGTGGCTCAACGAATGTAAACGGAAGACCAACTGCGGATACTGATCCGTAATACATTGCGGAACCCCATTGCGTGGTGGCATCAACATCAACATTCCGTCTTGCCCAACATTCTGCCGTTCCGTTAAACCACTTTTTAAAGTGCCAAACGAGATCCGAAGAAGTTGTATATGTCCCTTCTGAAACAACACCGTCTACACCGCCAATCGCTCTCCACGGATCGAACGCCCACTCGGCATCCGTACCATCTCTATGCAAAAGCCTGCGATAGCGACCATTGCCATAGTACGGCTCGTACTCCTGCGCTATATATATCCAACCGGGGTCTGTGTTTGTGTTTCCACTTCCTGTAGCGGAATACACTCGCAATGTGCCTGCATAGGGTACAGGCAGATTGCTTATGGTTTCGGCAATGTCAGACTGCGTGATGGCGTAGCATCCAAAAACTCTGTACTTGGCATCGTTCATATCAGCCTTTTCGGGTACTTTAATCAGTTTTCCAAGTCCATACGCCCTGCCATAAACATCCCACTCAAACTCAACGCCGTCTTCTATTTCGGAATACTTACCGAATGCTGCACCGTGACCACCCTCTCTAAGGTTGAAGTCAACAGATGATGTCGGAATGACGAATGAATAGGTGGAACCCTCGCCAATAGTGTCCTTGATTTTCAGTTGGACAGAATACGAGGTCTTTGTAGATGTCACCAAACCATCCAGTGCAACATTCACAAAGTCACTGCTGTCTGTAGTCTTGAGTAACTTGACAAAGGAGTCATCGGTGTGATTACCTCCAGAGGCCACAACGCTATAGGATATCTCACAGGTGTTTTTTTGCACACCATTGGACGCAACTTTGCTATAGCTTCTGCCACATTTGATTTTGAGGAACATTCCGTCATCGCTGATAGTGCCGTCCTGCTTACATCTTGTGACGATGATGGATTTTTCTCCACTATAGGGAACAATCTTAGGTTTAGCGTAAGCGATAACCGTTATGGTCTTTTCTTGCTTTGTGGAATATCCTCTGGCATCGGTTACTGTACCTGTGATGGTCTTACTACCGGGCGTGTAAAACACATCCGACAAAGCAAGGCTTCCGCTGTAGGTTTTTCCTTCCGCAACCATCTTATAAGAAGCAATGGTTGAATAAGTAGAAGATGCCGTGAAGCTGGCTTTCACTCCAGTTTTACCTTGAATGTATAATCCCGTAAAAGCAGAAGGCACATTTCCTATTGGGGCGAGTGCAAACCCTTCTTCTGTGAATGTGGGTTGCGTGGTTGTGTTGTTTGGAACATTAGCGGTAAAACCAACATCTGTTGTTCCAACCAACGCCGTCCCGTTATAGGTTTTACAGGTGATGGTTCCATTGCCGAATGGATCACTCGGTATCTGCTTTGCGAGGGACAGAGGAACAGTCCACGATTTTGAGGTTGTTATGCCATACCCAACCGTTCCTGTTGCCCCATTGAAAGAGTATGCGATGGTATGGGTAAAGTTTGTCGATTTTCTGTTCGTGCTTATTGACAACGAGTTTCCCATATCGACTATTTTCGGTACAAATGTGGGAACAGACGCACTCGGTACAGAGAGTGTTACATTGACCGACTTCGACCCTACATTTGTGTTTCCACTATAGGTGGTAACGGTGATGGTTGCAGTACCGCTGACTGCGTTGTTGCATCTCGATGCCCAGTCGGGAACTGTCCAATTGTAAGATGCTCCCACGCCAGTCGCTATGGTGGTTGTAGTGCCACCAAACTTACACTTGATGGTGTGGGTAAACGAGGAGGACTTCCTGTTTGTGTTAATAGTCAGCGTGTTTCCCATCTTCACTGTGCTTGCCGACAGCGTAGGGACAGAGGCTCTTGCAATGGTGGGAAGGTCAATAGTGAAAGATCCCGATGGGTTCTCCATCTGTCCCCAAGGAGAATTGACACCCCACTTCCAGTAGATGGTTGCCTTTCCCTTGCCGTCATCATCGTGGTCTACAGTGAAGGTTTTGTCCTCCACAAGCCAATATCTGCCTGCAAAGTTTGGCATAGTGCCATTAAAAGTGAGCGCTGTTGTACCTACATATGACCCCCTGTTGTCATCCCACTGACCGATGTCATAGCTCGAAGAGGGAGAGTCGACATACATACCGCACTTGACTGTGCTTTTATTGGTTGAGGCGGACTGAGAGGACTTGTAGTACACATACAGATTTATTGCACCCGCAGAGCCGTAGTTGGCATATCCTGTTTTAACGAGCTTTGGGGTGCCGCCTGTCATTGCCATATATTAACCCCTCCCAACCCACTTGAAGGACAGCCCATTGGATGTGTCAATCTTGTACCCTCCAAGCGTTAATGTGCCAGTAATCTCGGCGTTTGTGATGTACAACTTGTAATCGCTTATATATGCGACCTCGGTATCGTTTTGGTCATAAAAGGACATCCTGTCACTGGTGAACCGAGCGAACTTATCAAACACCTCAACGCCCTCGACCTCATTCTTCTGACCTATCTCAAGACCATATATAGGAGTGCCGTCATCGGCATAGTCCAAAAGACCAGTCTTGATATAAGCGTTGGACACAATCTCGTTGATAGCATCGATGTCGGAGAGTATCTTCTGGATGTTTTCATAATGTTGCCGAATGCCTTCCGAGTTCGCCTCTATCTTTTGGTTTGTCTCGTTGACATATGTGCCAAAGTCAGACTGCGCCACATACAGACCATCAAGATTAGCGTTGATTTTGTCATAATAAGCCTCAAATATATCAGCAGACTTAATTATGAGGGATTTGATAGAGTTGAATGTGGACTCCGCATCATTTGGTTCAGCGGTTTCATAGGTTCTCCCAGTAGAGGCATTGACCACAGACGAGGTGTTTCCGCCTTCAATAGTGTTCAGCGCCCATCTCATCTGCTCCGCAAACTGATACAGATAACTGCGGATCTGAGTGAGTTGTCCCATCTCCGAGGTGGCATTGATATTAGGAAGACGGATATCTATAGCCATTAGACATCACTCCCTTGTTCAATGGTTTTGGTGATGGAGAATATCTTTGCGTCCCCTTCACCAACGATGCGAAGTCTAAAGTGGTCGCACCGCTTCGGTCTGATGGGAACTGTGAAACTTCGTAGTGTGGTGCCTCTCATCGTGCAGATATACTCCCATTCTCCTGCGGAGTCATACTGTGCATAGAAGTACACTCTTGAGCCAAGGGCAAGAGACATACGAACCGCCAGTCGAGAGATGTACTTCTTATCGGGCATAGATGTGCCTATAACGCCTGTTTCAGCCATCCACGGCACTTGGGTAGTGTCTGTATCACCACTGCCGAACATCGTCTTTATTTGCCCATTCTCGATGAAATAAAGCTCATTGTTGCAGGAGCAGAAGGAACTGACCTGCGTGTTGTCCTCTTTGTGCCACATACCTTTAGAGGCATCGTATACAAACAGATGGTATACACCGCTTGTATCCTTCATACTGATGTAATACTTGTTCCCGTGAGAGCAAGCAACCGCATCGCTGTATTTCTCGTCACCAAGGACAGAGGATATTTCAGCAGGGAGAGAGCCATCATACACGCACACGCCAGAGCGAGACTTGTAATACAGCACCTCATTCACAATAGCAAGGCTATCGGAGCAACCCTTTTGTACGCCTCTGCACGAGGTGGTTTGTATCTGATAGTTGGCAGGGAAGTTGCCGTAGACCTTATGCAGGCAATTCTCTTTGAAGAAAAGAGGATAACCAAGGTGTGTGACTGCCCCTGTGAACTGTCCGTCAGTACCGCAGGATGCTACATAACTGTCCGTGGATAGACCCATAAAGCAGTTCCAGTTCTTGAAATCACCCAACTTGGATGCATAAATCTCATTGACTACATCACCATTGTTTGCCGTGCCGTATCTGCATCCCCACAGGCGGTTCTCAGATTCCGTAATGAAATCAACAGAAGGCATTCTTCGCTCGACTGTGATACTGTCGCTGATGGTTTGCGTGGTATCAAGGACACCGATAACCACAATGTAGTCATCGCCCTTTGCCCAAATCACCATAGAGCCATCGATCTCGGACAACTGCTTGGCTGTTTCTCCCTCGATGACAGCACCTGTGGTGTTGTCTGTAAGAGCGCCCTTCAAGCCGGATATGCTGACACCGTCATAAACCTCAAACGATGCACCGATGCCCGCAGATTCAATCTTGATATAGGTGGTGGCAATAGACACCCACATCCCGCTCGAAGCAGAATACTGCTTGAGGGAGTGCGGAGTCTTGGATGTGTCAAGCCAAGTATCCATATTTGCGGGATTAGAAGGCTCGGAGGATTGCGTGTAGGCGATATCCTGCTCAGCTCCATCGAGTTTGCACATCGTGAACTTAACAGGTGCGGCCGTGGAGAACGATGCCTCTATATCGCCAAAGTCTGTCAAATCGGCGGTGTTTATATATTTCTTATCGGGGAGGATAATCACATATGCTCCCATAGAAATGAGTTTTTTAGGGCATTCTGAGGCTTCTGTGGATAGTCCCATACTCACCCTGTTCTCATTTATGACAAAATCCTCTCCATCCACATAGCACAAGGCATCTTTGGCAATCATACCTTGAGGACTTTCGGGTGTTTTGTACACGCCTCTTTGTCCCCTTGGAGAGAGTACGGGATAGTATGTGGATGTGAGGTTTTTCATATCGTAGAACTCGCTGTCATTGATGCGGAGGTTATGGTTATAGCCTCCGAAGGTGTCTACCATTTGGCGAGTGGTTTGAATTTCTTCAAGAGTGGGATAGTACACGCTCTCTCCTCCTTTCAGAAGAACTTGAACTCGTTCCCTTTGGGCATATGCGTTCTGTTATAGAAACGCTCAAAGGCGGAATATGCTGTGTTGAACATAGACATGCTGTTGTTGTATCTCTTGTATTCGCTGTTGGCATAGTCAATCTGTGCCTCAAGCCACATCGGGTACAACTCATCGTAGGGATGAGGGACAAGAAGCTCGGTGTCTATGGGTGTGTTCTCATCGTATCCTGCAAACGGGACCTCTGTGGAGGACTCATGGGTGTCGATGATATCTGCTTTGATTCTCCCATCCAAACGGGACAGCCACAGCACCTTGTCATTCTGCGAGTAGTTGTTGGGTTTGATGGTGTCGATATAGTTGGTGGCCTCAATAATGGTCATTGGAATCCCCCCATTCAAACGATGGGGAGTATTGCTACCCCCCATCCGTGTTTTTCGTGTTATTAGCCTTGCGATTTCTCGCTGAACAAATACGCCTCTTCAAGGGCGATTTCTTGGTTGCGAAGAACCTCTGCAACGCATTCGGGAACTTCGACCTCAACGCCTCTCTTGATGAGCCAAGTGCGGTTGTTTACAGAGACATAGACATCACTCTCGTCAGCCTTGGTGCGAGGGATGCGGATCTTAACCTTTTTCTCAGTCGCTTTTGCGACAGTTTCCTTTTTCTCAGTGTTAGCAGTAGCCATATTTCCTCCTTAAAATAAGGGAGGGGAGGAGGAGACTCCCCCTCCCCTCGAAGTTAATTAGTTGGCAGTAGCGGTGCCAGAGAACTTGCTGCAGGACTCGACACGAACCAAATAGTTCGGCACGAGAATCTCGGCAGTCTTGTTAGCCTTCCAACCCACGGAGCTGCGCTGATCCAACGGGTCAGCAGTACCGGCAGAGCCTTTCTGCTTCACGATGGTCTGCAAGCCACCGCCAGTAACCTCGGTAACGCCATAAGCGCCCTCGGCAAGGAACAGGGTGGCAAACACAGCCAAGCCAGTGGGACAGCCTTCGCCAGTCCAAATCTTCGCCTCGGAGGTCTGCACAAAGCGGACACCACCGATTTTGCCGATTTCGCCAGCGTACAGGTTTTCGGGTTGGGCATACTTGTGAGCGTCAATCCACTCAGGATCACGCATCAAGTCATACGCAACATAGGGGTGGATGATGGCAACATAATCGCCACCAATGGTGGGTGCGTTGTTCGCACGGAGTTTTGCCACAACTTGGGCAATGACATCCACGGACAGGGTGCTGTCAGCCTTCAGATTCGCACGAGAGGTAATCTCGGTGTCGACAGCGGAAGCGGCAGGACAGTAGGTCACATTGGTGCCAGCGACAAGCACATTGCGGACGATGGTGTCGAGGGTGACACCCGCCTGCTTGCCGAGCAGTTTGGTAGCCTCCAGAATGGTGTTGTCCAGAGCGGTCAGTTCGAGGATGTCGGACTGCACGATGTAGTAGCCGTACTGGTTCACAGTAGCGGTGATCGTGCTGACTTCCAGTTTACCGCCATCGGGAGTCACGCCTTCGGTCAAAGCCGTGGTAGCCTTGGGCAGAGACGAGAACTTACGGAACTCGATGGTCTTACCGCCGTTGGCAGGGATGGGGCGTTTCTGACCGAACTGGTCATGAACCAGTTGAGGAGACGCTTCATCGATAAGGGTCATATCGTAGAAGGTCTTCATCTCGGCGGTCAGTTCAGTAGCCGTGGTGACATTGGTGTTCAGCGTAGCAAAAAGCTGAAGGTTAAAATAAGCGTTCATAGTTACTCTCCTTTACATATAAAACAAAGATGTGTAGGAGAGCCGATAGATTAGAATCGTATCTTCTCTCCTCGTTGGACTCTGCGGATGATTTCTTGTCTATCCGCCTTGGAGAGCTGTGACACATCGCTCTTAACTACCGTTGCACTTTGGGAATTGATTCCGTTCTCCGCAGGTCTTGCACCATTGGCAATGATCTTGTTCGTGAGTTTCTGCTCAACAGTTTTGGCCGTAAACTGCATCGCTGCCGGAATGATTTCGTCTTTGTGCAGTACCTCGTAAGCGGTACGCACATCGACATTGCTACGGAGAAGGTCAACAAAACGAGGGTTCTGCATTTCCGCACGAAGGTCGAAGGTGGGATACACAGCCTTGGCTTGCTCAGCCTGTTGCATCCACGATGCATAGAGTTTGGAAGCATTCTCCTTCGCACTCTGTTCCTGCATCTGACGCTTGAGTTCTGCGTTCTCCTTCTCCATCTTTCGGATTTCCTTGAGTTGCTGCACTGTGATGCCCTTTTCGAGAGCCTCTTCCTCATAGTACGCATCATCCTCTTCGATGGCTGCATTGAGAGCCTTGATGTCATTCACATCGACATTGTACTTCTTAGCAAGCATCTCAAGAGTAGGGGAGAGAGCTTCATACTTCTCCACAGTTTCCCTTGTCCCTTTGAGCCTTTTTTGGATGGTCTCCTGTACCCTTGCATCGTAGAGGTCTTTGTACTCACCTTTGATGAGTTTCTCAAACTCTGCGTTGCGGTCTGGAGTATCCACGGTAGTCTGTTGCACAGAGGCGTTCTGTGCTTCATCGTCTTGGATGCCATACTTGACATCAGCAAGAGGATTACTTTTTGCGCCTTTGGTTTGAGGAACGGCGGCTTCCCCTGTTACGCCCGTTGTTCCGCCAGTACCTGTGCCACCATCACCTGCTCCTTCTGCAAAGAGCTGGAGATCGATATGGCGGATGGATTCGCTAATAGACATAACTGTCTTCCTTTCTGCCCTTCTCGTGGGCGATCCGTTGGTTTATGTTAAGGCTTACGCCATACCAAACTTTACTAACTGCATATAGTCGGGGTAGTTATGCTGAAGCAGGGCATATCCCACCTGTGCTACGGAGTAAGTATGCAATGCCTCCGCATAATACTGCTTTGTGGCTTTACAGGTGATGACGGCATCGCCACTTTCAAGGCGAATGTTGGGTTTCTTCTTCAACTTGCCCTCATCGTGCATCGTCTTGACCACCTGTGCGACTGTATAAGCAAGGATTGATGCGGCGGCACATACAATGTCTTGCCCCACATCAGCCTGCCCTGCGTGTCCTTTAACGGTCAAAATGAGGGTCTTGCCGTCTTCACTTTTCTCGAATCGTGCCTGTATCATGCGTCCTCCTTATGTGGGAGAAGTGGACTCAGCCACTCTCTGCCTTGCCTTCTTGGTATTCGTTGCTTCTGCTTCTTTGCCACCAAGAGCCTCGGTTTCACCTACATTGCCTGCGAGATTTCCATCTATAGGAGCCACAGGAGCGCCACCAGTGATACCCGCTGCAATCTGTTCTGCAAGGTTAGAGCCGTGGTCTCTGTCAACCATTTGAGCAAGCATAAGCATCTGCTTTTGCATCTGCATCATCTGCTGATACATACCGCCGTTCTGAGCAATTTTCTGCATCACGAACTGTTTGCGGTCAAAGTCCATCATATCTATGCAAGCGAGCGCTTGGTCAGCCATCTGAGGATTGAAGAACCCTGCACCGAAGAACTGAAGCGCCAACTCGTTCTGCGACATCTTGCTGTAGGGACTTTGCTTTTGAGCAGTAATCTCGACATCAAACAGAGGTAGTCTGTATCCCATATCCACGCCCATCTCAATGCCTTGCATTTGAGGCTGGATACCTGCGTTGCTGTACTGTACATACCGAGCCGCACCGTTCTCTCCCATAATGCGGAAGCAACGAGGAAGGTCATAGAACTGGCGAATCAACTCGATGACCATAAGACACAGTTTGCGGAATGCTCTGTAGGAGGCTTTGTTGTTGTCTCTCGACAGTTTCGAGCCTGCCTCTTGCATAGCGGCAATGGCAGATGCTGCTGTGACACCGCTTGTAGTACCGCCTGTGGAGATGTCTCGGTTGCCTGTGGTCTCCTTCAGTTCATCAATCTTGTTGTTAATGACCTGCACATAGATATCATTGAGAGGTTTGCCTTGCACAGGAAGAATGCTGTCTTGCCCAAGGTTGCCATCCACATGAATGAAGTCCTTGTTGGTGTCAGCATACTCTGCTTCATTGACAGAACCATCGTTGCGGATAAAGTGTCTCGGCTTGGCGTTTGCAAGCATATTCCGCATAATGGCTTGGTTGCCTCTATCGATATACCCCTGTGCATCCTTGCCTACATCAATGTAGCCAAAGCCACAGGGAGTGCCTTCAACAGAGAAGAGAGGATCATACACGAAGGGATACAAGCCGTGGTCATACCATCCTGTCTCAGCCATAGCGGGTCTGATGATGTTGCCCATCTCATCGGTCACAGGCTGAGCCTCATTCTCTGTGGCGAACAGCACCTCATCATTGACATACTTGCAGTAGTGCAGGACTGTCTTGCCGTTTTGGTGCTTCTTGTAGTACCAGTCAACCACAACGGACTTGTTACTGGTATCCACAGTATCGTCATAGACATACTTGGTGATATCCATAGTAGACTTGCCCAGTTTACCCTCCAGTTGAGGATATGAAGAAAGCAAGAGGTCATTGTCTGCCAGTTCTACATGAAACAGATTTCGGGACCTTTGAATGTCGGTGATTCCACTCTCCCAAAACAGATTGATTAGGTCAATCTTCTTGATGGCAATATCACCGAGTCCATTCATCTTGGACTTATCCCAAAAGACACCATATACACCAGTGCCTGCTTTGAGTTTGTAGTCCCACACATCGGAGTAGGTCTGCTCAAATTCACACTGGTCAAGGATAACAGGGATGATGGAGGACAGCATCTCAGCCTCTGCCTTGTCACCCTCTTCACGAGGAAGGATGTTGGGGGAGGGGAAGTTGTCCATTGCATCAGCGTGTTTGTTGGCAATGCAGTTGAAGAGCCACGCAGAAGTCGGTTGTACATCGTTCTGCTTATCTCTCATACACTCCCAGTGACGAAGCTTGTACCACTGCTCATTGTCCACGATGCGCTTCTCAAGGTTAGCCTTGCCTTCCTTGTACTTCTGAAGGATTTGGTTGGCGTGTTGCACCTGCTCTCTGCCAATGACTTGGGCAAGAGCCTTGAAGCCGTCTATGGCACCGTCAGTTCCTTGCTGAACCATTCGCTTGCGAACCTCATCCATAATGGTAGGTTGAGGAGCAGACTGTCTACGCATCATCTGTTCCTCATTGGTAGGCTGATGCTGTCCCTTCTGCTCCGGCTCTGTATTCTCTTTTTTCTTACGGTTGAATATCGCCATCGCTGCCTCCTATAATCTCCATCCTTGGTCTTGTTGCCCTCTCTCTGACCATTTCCTTGGGGATATCCAAGAAGATGTTCATAGGGTTGTTAATGTACTCATCGGGTTTGCCTGCCATTCTCGGCTTAATAGGTCTGCTCATACAGAAGTACCGCACCTCATCAGCCACATGGTCTTCTCCATCTGTGTCAAGATCCTCTGGCTTATGCTCATCATAGAGCAGGAGAGGTATTGTCCGTATGAACGCTTTGCAGTTGCTGAATATGTACATCATAGGGTAGCCGTTCTCATCAAAAGCGAACCTATAATGCATTTGCAACCAACCGGGAAGTCTTTGGTGGTCACCCGGTTGGAAGTAAACCCTGTACTTGGATGCTACATCTGCTATGGACTCGCCTGTTTCTGCATCCCATATGGCAGGGTCTGCTATGCCTATGATTTTCTTGCCCTTGAGCCATCTGTGTTCTGACTCGATCCTGTGTATCTCCTCAAACACTTTTGGGGGAGGCCACTTGATACCCTCGTTGGGGGTCTTGGTGCATCCATATAACTCAAGGATGCGGTATACCACGCCATCATAGTCGACTGCCCACCATCCACAGGAGAATGGCTTGTTGTAACCCCAGTCGAAGGAGCGGTATATCTGCCATCCATCGGGAATCTCAAAGGGGTCGATGACATGAGTCCACTGTCTATCTTGGTAATGGTCGGGTCGGTCAACGAAATCTTCAAAGAACTGACCCTCGAATATATCCCAGTTACCATACAGCCAAGCCTCCCTCAACTTTGGAGGGAGTGCTTCAAGCTGTTTGATGTAGTCTGGCTGACTCTCCATCAGCACCTTGTTGTCGGTTACTAAGGACTGAATGAAAGTGTAATCTTCGGGGACTTCTCCGTCCTCATATCTGCGGTCAATAAATATCCGCTTGATATACCCGTGACCCTGTCCTCCGGGGTTGCAGGTGTAGTACACTCTCTTTGGGAAATCATTAACTCCTCGCAGACAGGCCGTTATGGTTTTCATCTGAAACTCACTCAGTTGTGTTGCCTCGTCAAGGAATATGACATCATATTCAACACCTTGAAGACGGTCAAGATCCGAATCTTTTGCACAGTATGTGAAGTTTATGGTGCTGCCGTTCCTAAACTTCAATACTTTGTCTTTGTCATTGTATTTGGCAAAGCCAAGCAGTTCCGTCCTCAGTATGTTTATGTGGTTGTTTATCAACTCTGGATATGTTCTACGCACAATGAGAATGCGAATGCCCCCATATCTCATAGCGAGTAGCTTGGCTTTGGTTCTTACACTCCAGCTCTTACCACCGCCACGAGCGCCTCCAAAGCCGATATGCTTTGTACTTGCTTTAAGAAAGAGTTTCTGCTTTTCGCTTGGTGGCAAGACTGTCATAGTCTTCATCGGCTGTACTCCTCAACAACAGAATCAATTTTGACCACAACCTCTTTTGAACTGTCCTCATCCTGTGCCTGCTTTTGGAGGATTTTAATCCGAGCCTTCTGCTCTTCAATATCCAGTTCGGTCTTGATGCTTTGAATATCACGGATGTCCTTAATCGTGCCGGACAACGATTTGAGTAATTGCCTATCAAGAAGCAAGTCTTCCACTTTCAACGAGCGGACAGCCTCTTCAACCGCATCCAGTAGGTCATCAGAAACCTTGAGAAGCCGTCTCATCCGCTCCGCATTTTTATCCGACTCTATTTCAACGATTTTTGTGGCTGATTTGGCTTTGCATTGTTCTCTCAAGCCAACCCAGTCTTCATCGTGGGCAATCCTCTTTAATGTGCTTAAAGGAACGCCGTACTTATCTACGAGTTTTCTGTAACTCGTACCGCCTGCAATATATTCCCTCTTCAGCTTGTCCCAATCCACATGAAACTCCTTCCTTTCCTATGAGAAAAGTATATCTAATAAAGGGTGCCAAACTAAATCCACCCCCCTCAAAAAAGAAAGAGGAGGCATTGCCCCCTCATATCTCTTTAATTCTGATCCTGTGGATATAAAACATCAACTTACGCTTGAGAATATACTCCTGCGTCCTAACCCCTTTGACATCCTCCACCACATGAACCATTTGCTTTGCTTCCTTCTCAACCATAACGGTCTTTTGCCGAGGCGGGACCAACATATCATACTCAAAATCCGAGGTATATGTTACGGCTCTCTCCACACATTTTCCGTCTATGTACTGAGAGGGGATGAGTTCACGCTTTACCTGTCTCTTGAGGTTACATATCTGTCCTGCCCTCTCCATCAGTTTAAGCTGCCACCACCGATTGGCTTCTTTTCTCGAATCGAATGTGATGCCATCATCGGTCACAACCTTCTTGCTATGGTACTTACTCATCGTCATCACCTTCCTCGTATTTCCTGTAAAGCATATCTGCTATGCGACAGTTTCCAAACTCGTCACAGCAGTATGTTTCTTTGTAGTCTTGCATCAATGTGGACGAGGCGAAGGCTAAGTGTATAGAAGTGTCTTCCTCCACACCCTCACAGTATATCTTTTGGTTACCTTCTGAGTGATAAAAAGGGCAGTCCACCTCTTTGGATACATATCTTTTCGACATAGGCATCACCTCCTTCACTTGGACTATTTCACAAGACCTTTTGCTTTTGCTTTGCCGTAGGAAATGTTATGTTTGTTACAGATTGCAATAACCTCTGACCACGGCATAATATCCGCAGATGCTTTTTTCTTCTTCTTTTTTTCTTCTCGATAAAGTTTCTTCCGCAATAGCATTTGTCGGTTATTCCCTTCGTACTTGCACTTCTCACAGCAATACTTGTGGTTATGCCGTTGTGCTATAAACTCTTTACCACAGACCGCACACGCAATTATATCTCCCTTTTTCATCATTAATCCTCCTTTGTGTAGTAGTCATTGCCACGGATTTGACGGATATATTTCATCAGCGCATAAGACCTATCGTTGATGCACTCTTTTTCCGGCTTTTTGCCGTTCTCTTTGGCTTTCATCTCGTCATCAATCCTTTTCATCTCTTCCTCAATTTTGTCAAAGGCGCTTGTCCACCCATATAGATTGTGGATGGCAAGGGTCATAACGCTTGTCCAGTATAAACCGCCGTCTTGAAGTCCTTTGCGGTATTGTTGGCTCATAATGTCCGCCAGTTTTTTGCTCATTTGTTGTCACTCCTTTAATCACCAATTAGGTCAAGAAACTCGCCATACGCTTCTTTTACAGACATACACTTGTGTGATTGTCGACTATATGCCATTCCACAATCTTGTAGTCCATACATCTGTTTTCCGTTGTAAATGCTGGTAATGCTTTCAAACATATCCCATTGTCCTTGCTCATATTGGCTCATTGCTCTTTGCGTTGCAATTTTGTTAGCCATTGCCTGCACCGTCCTTTCACCAACCAAGCAAAACAAGAGTATTGTTTTGCCAATCAAATGTCTTGTAGACTCTTACCAGCTCGAAAATTGCATATTCGTAAAGCCAGCTATCAGTAATGCGTTTTGCTGACAAGTCAGTATTAACAGCGCAATACCCAAACCCGTTTTTCCACTCTGTTAATTGCCCTTCTATGTGGCGTTTCCACCTTTCTTCGATAGGCAATCTGCTCTCTTTATCCCCCTCTAAAAGACCCTTATAATATGCGACAACTTTTTCTTTGTATTTGTTAATCGCAAAAAGGAAATCTTCTTTTGTGCATATCACAGGGGCATAATCCGAGTACCGTTCTTTCAATTCTTGGTTGCCAAATATGCTCTCGTTATTTTCTTGCATATCAAACGCCCAATCTACATACTTGCCAAATTCGCAGAGTTCTCTGCCAATTTTATAAACAGAAACCCACGGTTTTTCGCCATCATATCTTTCGACTTCATACCCTTTGCTTTCTGCCCAATCGCAAAATTCTTCGTTTGTCTTGCATTGCTTGATTTCGCCAATCTGAGCTTTTGGGAGACCGTAAAAATAATGTCTGTATCCCATTATCCCTCACCCTTTCCGTCCAACCGAACTTCACAGTACGGACAACATATTGCTGGCTTGTTCGGCTCAAGCATCCATTCACCGCCACAATCGCAGCACTTATAAACACAGCTCCACCATTCATCGTGGTCTAATACAACAACTTTCCCGTGCCGTACCTCTACCACATCGGCGGTGGGAGCATCCTTAACTCGCATAATGCACTCCATAAAGGTGACAAGTTCCCCCGAACAGATACGCCTTTCCTCGTCATATTGCAGACCGTTATAAATCTGCATTAGGTCATCGTAAGACCCTCGCAAATCAGCCAGCAATGCTTTACGCTCGATATATTCAGCCATTGTTGTCACCTACCATTTCTTTTACAAGGTTGTCGATGGCTATATGCGTTTCGGTAATATCGTAGAAATCTCGTAAAAATCCATCATAAGTTTCGTACTCAACCCACGCCTTACTTTCCATTTCATCTTTCAACCTCTCCGCAAACTCTTTGATTGCTTCGGCTTTGATGTTGTTTACTTGCTTTGCTTCTAATATACAAAGTTGTCTACAATGATGCTGTATCCGTTCCACAACTTCATTCAACCTCTCAATCTCTGCCTTTTGGCGGTTGATAAGGTCAAGGGCATCTTGTGCCGCCGCCTGCTGACATTCCCTATAATGTAAATGGGCAGAATATTTGCACTCTCTACAAAATGTCTGTTTCCCTCGCAGACACTCCAAAGCCTTGATAATCTCGTTATCGGTCATCCCTGCTCACGCTCCTTTAATGCTTTTTCCGCTTCTTCACGGGTGAGGAATACGGTTTTGCCGATACACTTTCCATTGAATGCAACTTCTAACCCGTCACTACTTTTTGCGTTTGCGTCAGTTATTTCAAGTCCTTGTTTTTTTAAGACTCCAACGCAAGAATAAATAACAGCAGACTCAATTTCTCCGTACAGTTCATACCACACCGTATCGCCCACCTCACAAGGCGGCAGGATAACGCCGTTTGCTATAAGGTGGTCGGCAAGTTTGCTCTCCAAGCCGCCCATATACTGCACTTGCGATATTAACTCTATCAGCCGTTCTCTCATATCGGTCATTTTCATTTGCCCCTCCATCTCTTTTGGGTTATACTGGAAGGTTCCTGCTCCATTTCGAACATAGCCTTCTCAAAATCATCCATAGGCTTTCGTGGAACTCCAACCCAGTATCCGCTACGCTCTTGTCTTACCCTTTGAGCCATATCTGCCTCTATGGTGTAACAGCCTTTGCTGTTCTTTTGGAGTGCTATTTCCCGCAGTTCCTCATCAGATAACTGCCTAAGTTCATCCATCGTTCTCATCTGCCCGTACTCCCAAATCCGCCAGTTCCTCTATCGGTCTCCTCAAACTCATCAACCAGTTCAAGGCTGGGTGTGATGATGGGGAGGAGGACTAACTGGATAATCTTGTCTCCCTTTTTAATCTCACGATAGTAGTCACCGTTGTTGTAGAGCTTGACTCGGATGCTCCCTGTGTACCCGCTGTCGATAACACCTTCGCCAGTGAGGTCATATTTTACATTCAAGCCGGACTTAGATTTGAGGAAGCCAACATACCCCTTGGGGATTTGAATATGTACGCCAGTGTCGATAACAGCACTGTCTTGACCAAACAACCTACAGTCTTCGGGGGAGTACAGGTCATATCCTGCATCCGCCTCGTGCGCTCTTGTGGGCATCTTTGCGCCATCGTCCAACATAACTTTGATAACCATACTGTTACGCTCCTTTTAAGAATCTTTTTTTGAGGCAATCCTCGCAGAGTTCCTCGCCATCGACATCATAGACCTCGCCCATCTCGCTATTGCATTCATCGCAGTAGTAATGAGGGACACTTCTGTTGGGGCAGGCATCGCCGAGACATCCTATCTCTGGTGGACAGCCTACACACTCGTTTTCATATTCGACCATTGTTATCCTCCTTCAAGCATTGGTGCATCGGCGTAATGTTCTAACAAATTGTCGCTTATCATTGCATAATTAAGACCTCTGTCTGATGAGCAACGATATTGCGATGTTTGGTCTATCACATACCTGCACCTTGCTACAGCCTTCGTATCTCCAATCTGTTTTGCCATCGATATATCGCCCAACGCCCTGTAGTACAGACCCTTCAGCTCATCGTACATCTCTGCAATTGTTGGCGGAAACTTGCTGCTTCTCCTAAAACTGTCGAATGCCATCTCCATAATTGCATATGGAACAGTATGAAAGGTCCCGTGCCACATATTAACTGTTGCCTGCTTTGATGAGGTGTCCATATCCTTGTATGCTGTGGGATAGGCTACTTTGATGAGTGCAAGCAGTTTGATTGACTCTTCTCTATTCATAGCCTTCCTCCTCCAGCATATCCAAGAATGGGTTACTGCTCTTTTGAACTTTAGGCTTGTCCTTCCTTGCCCACGCCTTTATAGTGGCATAATGGCTCTTGTACTTAGCACCCTTAGACTCGATATACTCCGACAGTCTGTCAATGCGGTCTGTATAATCGTGTGGGAATTCTGCCTGTAGTTTGATGTATTCCTCATCAGTGAGAAGAACATTGTTATACATACCGTGCTTATGTTTGGAGGGTTTCGGAGGCGTAGCCGAAGATATATTATCCTCTCCTAACTCTATCTCTAAACTATCCTTACCTAACCTATCCTGTGTATCCAAAGCGGATACATCCTGTATACATTCTGTATACGCACCATTTTGATCCACTGTAAGTGAGGCTTTTTCCTCTAAGTATTTGCTCTCTTTGTATCTGTCTTTTTGGATGTAATTATGGATTCTCCAGTGCTTTATGACTATCACGCCACTGGCAAAGGCAAGAATAAATCGTTTTGCCATAAGCAGATTCAAGTCATCTACAGATGCACCTGCTTGCCTCATAATGCTCTTTGGACTATTTACAAAGCCATCGTCATCCGCAAGCATACCAAGGGTAAAATACAGGCATCTGGCACTCAATGGCATATCCAAAAAGGCATCAGATAAAACTATTGTTTTTGCAAACATCCTGCGTTCTGCCAACGCCACCACTCCTTTCTATGTATTCCCCTGTGGATGTTGCCACCCACAGGGGTGTTTGGTTATTCTCCAATTCTCACCTTCGTGACGGCAATCGGGAACTCTTCAATCTCCGATGCCCACAGGCAAGATCCTTTGCCATTAAGTTGCTCCCATATGTAAGGGAAACCTCCTATACCATCGAAGAGTGAAGCCAAGGTAGCATCTCGCTCATAACATGCACACAGACGCTTCATAACCCATTTCCACGGAGGGATTGCGATGCTGTTGCCGAGAGCCTTGTATCGAGCTGCATCCGAGGACTGCTTCTTTTTGCCACTGGAGTCTGTGTACTCTCCAATGTCCGTCCACCCATCGGGGTACCCTTGGAGTCTCTCGCATTCTAACGGAGTAAGCCTGCGGACAATATATCTGGTGCGGACAACATTGTTGCAGTTCAAACTACAGTTAAGCGTACCCGCTTTTTCGTGGAGGTCGGTTTGGTCAACTTGTCCGTTCCCTATGGTATATACTTGCTCCACAACAGCCATACCGCCTTGATTCTTGCTCGGATCTGGGTTCGTTGTGTCCAAGGTCTTTGCCACATCCACCTCTCTGCATCCGCTATAAGGGTTGGAAGACTTCATACTGTTAGATGCTAAACTGTCGAAACTGTAGCACACAGCAGGCTCACCGCCGTGAGTGCAGGTAAGCGTGGGGGATATGCCTTCCTGTACATTCGCTTGAGATTTACCGCCACCTTGGTCTACGGCATAGCACACTCCGCCGGGACCTTTTGCAACGAGAGATTGTGCTATTCCGTTTTCGCTGACACCAATATCGAACTGAGCGTTTTTTCCTTGATTGAAAGAGGCTCTATCTAAAGCGACAATACACTCGTTCGTTCTGACATCCCCTTGGTCAAAGGTGTTGAGGGTGTTTGCTGTGTCACTCTCCTGCCAAGTCTCATAGTCGGTGGCAGACTGCGCTCTCTTGCTTTTACTGAACGCTACCTGTTCCATAACCATAGGCACATTACCGCCACCAGTTCCCATACGAGAAGTGAGGGTCTGTACTTTGCCACTCTCATCGATATCCACACGGCTGTCCGCAGGATGGTTTTCAATGGAGTACACAGGCTGAAACAGAGTTTGATCCTGCAAGGTGGACAGCGTTGCAGACTTTTCAGCCTGTATCAACGCCCCTTTGCCTCCACCTTCGCATCCAGAGCTAATCTTCAGCGTGTAAGCGGCCGCCATTTGATTGTCACCTGCATTGGCTCGTAAAGTACCACTCACATTCTCATATATGTGACCACCTTCTCTACTTGCAATGCCCGGCTCAAAAGAGTAAGCGACTCCATGTACATCTTTTGCCGTGAGCGTGTATTGCTTGTCTCCTTCTCTGTAGCCTATACCGCTACCGCCCTTGCGCTCTTTTTTGTTCAGTTTGTCTCCATCGATGCAGAAGATATCATTTGCTCCAGTGCATCCTTGAGCATTTGAGGAAGTTGTTTCCCCCTTCGAGATGCCCTGTTCAATATACCTTGACACGCTTTGGCGGACAAACAGTATTTCGGGTGCGGATTGACCTCCAAAATCTGCGACAAGTGCGATTCTACGGCGGCGTTGGGGGACTCCCCAAAACTGTGCATCGAGAACTCGCCAAGCAATGCTCCATCCGTCTGCCACGATGCATCCGCTTGTTTGCCATTTCCCGACATTAGGCATAGGAATAGAGGCATCTTTGTCTGCGACTTTTGCCGTCTCTTCGAGGACGATTCGGAAGTCTTCTCCTTTGTTTGAACTGAAGGCTCCGGGGACATTTTCCCAAACCATATATCTTGGTCGAACCATGTCTCCTGCCCTTCCAAGTTGTCTGTCATGCTCTCTCATCTCCTTTATGATTCTTATCTGCTCCATAAACAAGCCAGAGCGTTCACCATCAAGTCCTGCTCTCTTGCCTGCGATGGAGAGGTCTTGGCAGGGGCTGCCTCCTACAATCACATCGACTGTAGGAGCGTCCACGCCACTGATTTTTGTTATGTCACCGAGGTGTATCACCCTTCATCCCTCCTCAGAACGGAAGATCCACATCGTTGGTGATGACGATGTAGTCATTCTGTGGTTGGGGTTGAGGGCGGAACTGAGGTTGAGCGTTACTGTTCTGATTGCTCTGCGATCTGGAGACGATTTTCACGGTATCCGTAACCACCTCGTAGGCGGTGCGGTTGTTGCCGTTGTTGTCTTGCCATTGGCGGCTTGTGAGCGAGCCTGTGACCTCCACCATATCGCCCTTATGGCCGTATTGGCAAAGGTACTCTGCGCCTTGCCGCCAAGTGACAAAATTGAGGAAATCCGTTGTGTCCTTAACTTTCGGTCGGTCGACCGCCAATGTGTAGGAGCAGACGGCAACTCCGCTCTGCGTGTGTTTCAGTTCCGGCTCGGCAGTAAGTCTGCCCGAGATGTTGGTGCTGTTCATAGTTGATTTCTCCTTTTCATTATGTGTTAGGTGTAGCGGTGAGACGATACACAGCGAAGTGTGTGACCTCACCATAGCGGTTTTTGCTACTGTCAAAAGTTGTGTCGAACTGGTATCCTTGCTTTTTCAAATCTGCTATGCGAGAAGCCAGCCGATAGATGCCGTACTCAATCATCGCCTCCCTTGAGGTGATGGTCCCGAAATCGTTAAGGTGCCGAATGATTCTCTCGCATTGCGTTACCTTCATATCATCATCTCCATTTCTTGTATGTAAGTTCTGTCTCATCCCAGTGGTCATATTTTGCCTGCAAATGCCCTTTAAAGATGTTTTGATATTCCGTGTGATATTTGCCGTTGTCCATCTCTGCGTGGAATATCAAAACATCTTTAAAGG